ACAGGCCGCCAGGCAGGCCAAGCGGGAGGCAAGGCATGAGCGCACTGCCTGACACCGTCGTGCCATTCGCGCTGCCAAAGAGCAAGCCCCGCGTGGTGCAGAAGGAAGCACCGCCAGACCAGCGCAAGTTCGTGGTCACCCCAATCCGAGCCGCCACCGACAAGCAGCTCACCCACGGCATGCTGCGGGCGCTGCTGCTCATCTGCAGCTTCATGAACAGGTCAGGCGTCACCTGGGTCAGCCAGGCCAGGCTGGCCGAGCAGATGGGCGTGACACAGCAGGCCATCAGCAAGCACCTGGTCAAGCTCACCAAGGCCGGCTACCTCGAGGTCTTGAAGCGGCCAGTGCCAGGCGAGAAGCACACCACCTGGCGCGTCATCTTCGATCCCAGCATCAAAGCCGAGGATGCCATCAGCATCACCAGCAGCATCGAAGACACCCGGCCACCCTACATGAAACGAGAACAGGAGGAACAAGCCAACACACCAGACCCAGCCGGCCAAGCACGCATCGCCAAGCTCATCAGCCAGGCGCTCAGACAACCATCAACCAGGAGCAAAACCATGCCCACAACAGGTGAGACAGTTACAACAAAGAAGATGAAAGAGGAGATCGCACAGGCCAAATCCAAGCGATCCAAAGCCTCCCACACACAACCTCCAGAGGTTGTACCCGAGACACAACCTGGAGTTGTGGAAAACAGCCTCCACGCACAACCTTTTGAGGCAGGCCGTACAACCTCTAGAGGTTGTACAGAACACAAAGAACACAGTATTAATAAGGTTGTTAATGTTCTGCACAACTCAGAAGTTGAAAGATTGATTTTGGTTGGAATGACAACCGAGCAGATCGACGACAGCCTGGCCGTCCTGCTGCCGATCTACCAGGCCGAGGGACTGACCCCGACCAGCCAGCTGCTGGCCGACAGCATCTTGCAGATGCACCGGGACACGGCATGAGCCAGACCCACACCAAGGCCTCTGGAAGGCCGCAGGAGCCGCGATCATAATATGGGCAAGGCATGGGTAGCCACTCAGCCTTCCAGCGCCTTGTAGGCCGTTCTATGCGATCTGTACGGAAACCAGACGAACGTATGGATTTTGGACAGAGGGGGGTTATGGCCATGTGCCCAGCTGGCGGCTCGGCCTGGCCTATACGCGCCAGCGTGTGCGTGCGTCATGCCGCGTGCGTGCGCGTGCGCGAAAGCGACCCCTTTGCCCCCCACCCTTCGGACGTACGAGTGGGGGCCACCCGCAATTTTTCTTCCATTTTTCGTTGACAATGTTTTTTTAAGGAGAATGTAAATGGCTACTAACTATGAACACAAACCTGGGAATGGTTCTGCCTTTGTAAACAAGGAGAGGACTGAGGATTGGCACGCACCATTTCGAGGCAAGGTGATGCTGCCTGATGGATCGTTACATTACCTGGATGTGTGGAACAAGAAGACCACTGCTGGTGAGACATGGGTGGCGATGAAGATTGGCAAGCAGATCTCTGGTGGCCAGGTCAAGCCGGTGAGTCAGCACAGCCAGGCCAAGGGCAATGGGTTCCAGCAGCAGAATGATTCGGACATTCCGTTCTGAGGTGCAACATGAGTAAAACCAACACAGGCGGGCCAGCGTTTCCTGCACCGGCAGGCGTCGCGCACATCACAGAACAAGGCATGACCCTGCGCGACTACTTTGCTGCCAAGGCGATGCAGGCTGGAATCAATACATACCATCACGACGAAGAAGATTTAGATGAATTTTGTCGCTGGGCGTATGTGGTTGCAGACGAGATGCTGAAAGCACGGGATGCCAAGACCTAAGTCTCGCCTGAGTGAGCAGATCCCCAGCCTGAAAAACTGGGGTGGCGTGCGTTCGATTGAGCGCAGGATGGAGCGCAGCAGTACGCTTGTGCAGAACCGTGAGGCGGTTGCTTACTCGCTGCTGTGCTTGGCCAACACCAAGATCACTGACATCATGGAATGGGATGAGTCTGGCAATGTGAGGGTCAAGCCCTCTAGTGCCATCCCTGAACAGGCGTTGCAGGCGATCAAGAACATCCGGGTCAAGACTGACCGGGAGGGCAACAGCACACTCGAGGTGGAGCTGTACGACAAGGTGGGCGTGCTGCGTCTGCTGGCCAAGGCGTCTGGGCTGCTGGACAACCCTGACCAGGACGACAAGCCCAGCGTAATTGATGTGAACGTGGTGGCCCCGCTACCAAGGGGAGAGCAATGAGCAAGACCAAAGAGCAGAGCAGCAAGGAGGTCGGTGCTGCCGGGCTGCGGTTCGACTTCTCGCAGTCGCCTGTCATCTACGACTTCTTCCAGAGCAATGCCTTTGTCCAGGGCATCATGGGGCCGGTGGGGTCTGGCAAGAGCTACGGCTGCGCGGCCAAGATCTTCAAGAAGGCCATCCAGCAAAAGCCAAGCCCCCACGACAACATCCGCTACACCCGGTGGGCGGTGGTGCGAAACAGCTACCCCATGCTGAAAACCACCACCATCAAGACATGGCTGGATCTGTTCCCCGAGGCCACCTTCGGCCCCATGCTGTGGACGCCACCCATCACCCACCACATCAGGCTGCCGGCCCGTGGTGATGCCGCCGGCATCGACTGCGAGGTCATCTTCCTGGCCCTCGACCAGCCCAAGGATGTCAGAAAGCTGCTCTCGCTTGAGCTGACCGGCGCCTGGGTCAACGAGGCCCGCGAGTTGCCCAAGGCTGTGATCGACGGCCTGACCCACCGGGTCGGTCGCTACCCTACCAAGCGCGACGGCGGCGCCACCTGGCACGGCATATGGATGGACACCAACCCCATGGACGATGACCACTGGTGGCACAACATGGCCGAGAAGGAGCGCATGACCGGCCCCTATGCCTGGAAGTTCTGGAAGCAGCCAGGCGGTGTGATGGAGGTCAACTCGGACGACCTGCCCGACAACCCCGAGGCCAACGACCATGTCTTCTCTGCAAACAAGTGGTGGAAGATCAACCCTTCTGCAGAGAATCTCCACAACTTGCCCCCAGGCTATTACCCGCAGATGCTGCTGGGCAAGAACCTCGATTGGATCCGCTGTTATGCCGGTGGGCTGTACACCTACGTCCAGGAGGGCCGGCCCGTTTGGCCAGAGTATGAGGACAGCACCATGTCTGGTGACACCGAGGTTGACCCCACTGTGCCGATCCAGGTGGGCCTCGACTTCGGTCTGACGCCGGCGGCCACCATCGGCCAGCGCCTGCCCAATGGCCGGTGGCTGATCCACAAGGAGATCGTGACGTTTGACATGGGCCTCGAACGCTTCGGCATGGAGTTGCTCGCTCTGCTCAACCAGCACTACCCCAACCACCAAGTGCTGCTGTGGGGTGACCCGGCGGGCATGGCTAGGGACGCGATCTACGAGGTGACCAGCTTCGACTTTTTGCGAACGCTGGGGTTACGGGCGCAGCCGACTGCCAGCAACGACTTCAAGGTGAGGCGCGAATCTGCGGCGGCGCCCATGCAGCGATTGATCGCCGGCAAGCCAGGCCTGATTGTGAACAGACAATGCAAGCTCCTCCGCAAAGCACTAGGCGGCGGTTACCATTTTAAACGGGTGGCTGTCGGTGCGGGGCAAGAAAGGTTCCGCGATGCGCCAAACAAGAACGAGCATTCGCACATTGGCGACAGTTTCGGCTACCTGATGCTGGGCGGCGGTGAGTACAACCGCATGACCCGCACCCCCAGCCTGGGTGGCAGACCCATGAACCAGACGGTGATCATGCAACAAGACTTCGATATTTTCGGTGCGCGATAGCACTGTGGTATCACATCTCTTGCATGCTGTACAAAGTCCAATAGAATCTATTGGTATGAGTATCGACTTCGATCCTTGCGTTGTGCATCACTTCGCTGCTGGCGTCTATGCCAAACAGATGACGCTGCCTGCCAACCACTTCGCGGTCAAGCACTCACACAGCTATGACCACCTGAGCATTTTGGCCCAGGGCCGCGTGACAGTGGATATGGATGGCCGCGTGACTGAATACACGGCGCCTGCCTGCATCACCATCAAGGCCGGCGCCAAACACAGGATCGTTGCCCATGAGGATGCCGTCTGGTTCTGCATTCATGCCACTGATGAGACAGACCCGGACAAGGTTGATGAAGTATTGATTGGAGGTTGACCATGCCGCTCATTGCATTTGCCATTCTTGCTGGATCTGCTTACCAGGCAAGCCAAGGTAGGAAGGCGCAATCACAAGCCAGAGCTGATCAAGCTCAAGCGTTGAGCCAGCAAGCTGCAGATCAGGCAGCAATGCGAGCAGAAATTGCGAAACAGACGCAGGCCTACGCACAGCAGGCCACCTCGCTGCAACAGCAGGCTGAAATCGCCCGCCAGCAATTTGATCTGCAGTCGCAGTCATACCAGCAGAACAAGTTGTCAATGGAGCAAAAGTCCAAGGAAGTGCAGGCAGCAGCTGATGAGGAGCGCCGCAAAGCAGCTGCAGCGGAGTCTTCTGCAATGCGAGCCAGAACCAGGGGCGGTCGCCGATCCCTTCTATCTGGTGAACGGATGGACGCCGAGCTGGGTCTTGGCATGAACATCGGTGGATCTTCTGGGATGTTGCAGTAATGGTTACCCTACCCCAATTCAGGCAGCGTCAGTTGGCGAGGATGACATCTCGCAGAACTTCAAACATTGATCGCCTGGCCAAACAGTATGCGAGATCAGTCGAGTCCATGACCTCCGACTATGAGCGGATGTCTGCCGAGAACGCTCGCAAAATGAATGAGCAGATGGCCCCGTTTGAGGCCTCCATGGCGAAGTACAAGACCGCGCTGGATGAGTACACAACCAACATTGCCATGCCGTATCAGCGGGCATCTGAGCAGTTCTCAAAGGATGCAGCAACATATGCACAGAAGGAAGCTGCATATGCAAGTGAGCTTGCACAAATAGCTACTGGCTCAAGAAACAAAACGGCAAGAAGCTATGAAGCAGTAGCCGGCAAACAAGGCAGCTACGAGATCTACGACTTCTTCGTCAACGATCCGAACACTGGCCAAAGGATTCCCTTGCAAGGGCCACAGGGTGTGATTCAAAACCCATCAATGTATGGGTATGACTATGTTCTGACGCCCGCAGAAAGTGGCAACCGAGGAACCAACATTTATACGTTTGTCCCCAAGCCATCAAGCCCAGACCCAGGCCAGGCACCAGTGGCACCAAAGAAGCCGGCTGAGTTTGCGATGGAAATGCCAAAAGCCCCGGACATTACGCAGTTTGACGGCTCAGATTTTGAGGCCAAGCGCAGCCAACTGGAAAGCGAATTTAAGCGCGAGGTCGGCGAGCGCCGTGCAGCCAGGATGAATGTAACCAGGCGTGGCACAGCAAGACCATTGCTTCAAGGAGAGAAAGCATGAAAGACAAGGTCGAGAAGGTCATGCATGAGTACAAGACCGGCAAGCTGAAATCCAGCTCTGGCGACAAAGTGACATCGCGCAAGCAGGCCATCGCCATCGCGCTGTCTGAACAGCGCCAGGCTCGCAGCCGTCGCAAGGGTGGCTTGATGAAGGAGGCCTACGCATGAAGATCGAAATCGAGATCGAGAAGAACGGCGAGTACAAGGACAAGCCTGGCGAGATGGAAAGGCC